AAAAATATTTTACCAGCGTTAGGCAATGAATTTGTTACAGTAATTAAAGAATCTTCCGTTGTTTCAGTCGGCTTATGTGCAATTCCTTTGGCGTTTAGCTCATCAACCTGTTTCTGTTCTTCAGGTGCATATTCAGATAACCAGTTGCTCATTACTTGGTTACTCCATCAGGCATGTTCATATAAAACAGCGGTGTGCCACGCTCATTGATCAGTGCATAGCGGATCTGGCCTTTAGGGCCGTTCTGGCTTTCACGACGTAAACGCAAGTCTTTAAGTTCAGCTTCTGAAGTCTGGTATTTCTGCGCAATTGCTGCATAGCGAGTATCTAAAATACTTTCGAAACGGTCATCATCCATTCCGTATGGTTTGGATACCTTCCATGTCTTTTGATTGCCGTATTTCACACCCTGTTCATATACGCCACCAGTAGCCAGACTTAATGCAGTACTGGTTAGCTCTTTACTAATATCGTCCTTGTCTTTGTGCTGATAACCATTGCGTTCAGACAAATGTGCATAGATCGATTTAAATGCCGCAAAAGACATATTCGCTGTGGCACCTGATACAGTACTGCCAACATACTTGTTGAATTCGGCCTTGAGCAGATCATCCTTAGGCATCACCAGTGCCTTATTTTTTAAAGCCTGAGTGCCTGAAACGATAGCAACGGCGACATCCTCACCATCACGTGAACGGTAATTATTGGCACGCGCTACACCTGCCATAAGATAAGAAAGATCACCACCGCCTAACTGCCCCAGCGTAGCCGACCAGATAGTATTCCCCTTAGGAACGCTTTTGGTTTGCTGAATGAGGTTGCCAATAAAATCCAGTTTCTGATTCACCCCCATATCATTAAAAGCCTGTTTCGCTTCGACCAGATCCTCGGCTGCAATAGGCTTGATCACAAGGTTTGGATCCTTCAATGCAAATTGACTGACGGCGTTATCCACGACCTTTTCAGCAAAGCCACCCGGATTGGTTTTTAATTCCATGCCTGTGAGCTGATGGGTTTGCAGTCCCGCTTCACGGACTGCCTGATTTGGGTTGTCCTTGATGGTTTGTTTCTTTTCATTCAGGATGGATTCATAGACACCGAGAATCTTTTCCTCAGTGACTGCATCAGCTGTCTTGCTGTTGGCCATTTTGGCTTTTTGCTGATTGACGCGCTTTTCCATGTCGGCAGTAGATAAACGGCCAAATGACTGGAAGTTTGTAGACTGTGATTTATAGAAATTGTACTCAGCCTCGTATTCGGTACCTTGAACCGCTGCCCCCATGGTCTGCAGGTAGTCATCATCCAAAGCACGGCCAGTCATCACCTGAGATTTAAACTCAGTCAATGATTTTCCGGCCAC